AACGACTATTCTGTTGCCAGGTCAGTCGCCAACCCCTACATACCTAATTAGGCTGCTAATGCCATTTCTGGCGCATAATTGTCGTTTGCAATTATAAAATTTAACCTATTACGCTGTTACCCGGTTAACTCCACGTCACTTTCACATCTGTCGATCCTAGTTCAGCCCCATCAAAAATACATTATTTTTTATCTAATACTTGTTTACATTTATCTGATGCATATGTTTTAAACCAACGTGGAGCAAATGCATGTAGGAAGCAAGCATAAGCCGCTTTTTCTAATTGCCAAGATATCCACATTGCATGCTTAAAATGTTGCCATCTTGTCATACCAGCTTCTTCTAAATGTAATTTACACTGTTTACTAAACATTGTATATTCCTTATGTATTTTTGGTGGAGCTGCTCGGTACTGCCCCGAGGTCCAGTCTGTGTCCACGTTGCTTCAACGTCAACATAGTATTTATACACTAATATAAAAATTTGTCAACCAAAAATAAATATTGCTATGAACAAATATTTTAGTAGTCTTCCATGGGTCCATTTACGTCTCGATTCAAGTTACAACGGTCAAACAGGTGTAAGTCCATGTTGTAAATTTGATTGTGAAGAATGGGATAAACTTAATTCAGAAAATCATGTAAAGTATGGATTACAAAATGCTATGAATACAAATCCATTTAAAAAAATTAGAAGTGATATGTTAAATGGTATACCAACTTCTGGATGTATTGACTGTTATGAAGATGACAAACTACTAGGAGAGTCAATGCGTTCGGCTGCAAATGATTCATATAAAATTACAAATAAAAATTTAACCACAGAATTTCTTCACACAGAGTATATAGAAGTTTTTTTAGATAATACATGCAATCTTGAATGTAGAATGTGCAGTTCAATTAACTCAACTAAATTACGTAGACGTGATAAACTGTTAGGCGACACTGTGCATCCAAATGCAACTTGCGATCCAAATTTACTTGATGAACTAGATTTAAGTCTTGTTAAGAAAATAAAGCTAATTGGTGGCGAACCATTATTATCAAAACATCATTTACCATTTTTAAAAAAGTTTCCAGATCACAGTAACCTAAATTTACTATACAACACTAATGCTACTATTATACCTACTGGCGAAACCAGAGATATAATGAAGTCTGTTAAAGAATTAAACTTTATAATAAGTTGTGACGGAATTTACAAATACAACGATTATCAAAGATGGGGAAGTAATTTTGAAAGCATTATTGAAAATGGATTAAAAATAAAAAACACATTCAACAACATTAACTGGTTTACTTTTTTAAATACATTCACGTTATTGAATCTAAATGTTTACACAAAAACATTAGAGTGGTTCAAACAAAACAACCTCGATACTATGTCAAATTGGGGAGAAGGTGATCTAAGTGTTTGTTTTGCACCAGACTGGTATGAAGAATGGATACTACAAGAAAATGATTGTCCTGAAGTTCGAAGTTACTTTAATGAAAGATGCTTAAACAGAAAGTATGATCCAAAAAAATGGCAGAAGTTTATTGATTTAATAAAAGTTACAGATAAAATATATGGAACACGTTTAGAAGATTATAATCCTGAATTAGCAGAACAATTACATAAACACAGTATTTGTTAATAACTTTGTGCAAGTCTCCACATTAAATATTCTTTTGATTCAATTGGCTCATACTTTGCTTCTTCACCCTTGCGTAAATTTTTAACTATAGTGCCAGGTGTAGGATCTACAAAGTGTGGCATTGAATATCTTTGCTGATGTATATGAGAGTTTACAACTCTGTGTTTTGTGCTTTTAAAATAATCATTAGTCCAACGCTGTAACAAGTCTCCAATGTTCACAACAACTCCATCATCAGCATACGGCACAGGATGCCATTCGCCTTCGAGGTCTTGCACTTGTAGTCCTGGCACATCGTTGATCTGCCAAAGCAAAGTAATAGTTCCATAGTCACTGTGTTCGCCTATTCGCATTTGTTTGTCCAACATTGGTCCATCATAAGCTGGATAATGTATCACTCTAGTTGTGTTAAATGGTATTCTATGTGCATCTACTAGTGTTGTGCCAGTATCTAATATAGTATCAAACTTTTCTAAAATACGTAAAGTCAATCTATCTGCAATTTTTATACTTTCTAACGCACTATCTTTAAATCCTACTAATTCAGTTGGCCATAAGTGATCTGCCATGCGTGTATCGTTATAATTAAATGATTCTTTTATATCTTTTGGAGCAGTAGGATCAACATTTTCATCGCCTACCATACTGTAACCTAAATTAGTATCCCCTTCATAAGGATACTTTTGTTTTGTTTCCATAGGCAAATCAAAGAATGATCTCATTTGATGTTGCCATGCACCCATATCTGCTTTATCTACACCAGGTAATGCATTAGTGAATACAGCGAAGCCTACAGTGGTGTAGGCTTCGTCAATACGATCTAAAGCGTCTTGTGCTTGTAAATCAATTACAGGTATCATTTTGGCACACTTGCGTCAATGCCTTCTACATAGTATAACATACTATCTAGATGAGCTCTGTCTGCAACTTCACCTTCTGCAATTTGAAGATTGCCTTCATTGTCGTAAATTGGACCTGTAAATGCAAAATATTCACCAGCAGTAATTGCCGCTTTAACTTGTTCAGCTTTTGCTTTTACATCATCAGGCATATTTGTAAATGGTGCCATTTCAACTGACCCATCATTCATATGTCCAAAGTAACAACCGTCTGGTCCATCACACATTGGTGTCCATGTTCCATCTAACAATTGTCCGACTTTTTCAATATAGTAAGGTCCCCAATTGTCAATAGTAGCTGTAAGTTGTGCTTTAGGAGCAAATGCAAATTGATCACTTGCTTGTCCAAAACCTACTTTACCTTCTGCTTCAGCAGTTTGGAGTGGAGCAGGTGAATCTGTGTGTTGTGCAATAACATCACAACCTTGACTCAACATTGCTCTTGCCGCATCTGCTTCTTTGCCTGGATCATACCAAGTCATTACCCATACAATGTCAATGTCAACATCTGGGTTAACACTTTTAGCACCCAAGTAGTAAGTGTTGATCTCTCTGATAACTTCTGGAATTGGATATGCAGCTACATAACAAATTTTGTTTGTTTTAGTCATCATACCCGCAATAACACCTTGCACGTGACGTGCTTGGTATAATCTTAGTCCATAGTTTGCAAAGTTTGTATCATTGTTTTTGTAACCTGTTGCATGTTCAAACTTTACGTTTGGGAATTCTTTTGCTACTTCACGCATAGATTCCATATAACCAAAGCTAGTTCCAAAGATAATGTCTACACCTTGTAGTGCCATTTGACGAAAAACTCTAGTAGCGTCTGGACCATATGCTACGCTTTCAACATACATGGTTTCAACTCTGTCACCGAAAGCTTCTTCTATTTGTTTTCGGCCAATGTCATGTCTATAAGTCCAACCGTGATCACCTGTTGGTCCTACATAAACAAAGCCAACCTTGACTTTGTCTTTTGGTTCGCCAGCAAAAGCTGGAGCCATGAATGCGATCATAAACGCCATCATGGTAGATAGTATTAGTTTCATGTTAATTCTCCTATAGGCTTTGGGTGTTCTCTAACTATAATGCTTCACCCGTTATCTGTAATAAACAGATATATCTTATACTAACATACTATATTTGTATGTCAATTTATTATTATAAATTTTCTAAAATGTGTTGTGGATTTGTGACTGTGTATGGATCAGTGTCACGTTCTGGATCATTATCAAATGTGCATTCCATACGACCAGGTTCTTCAAAAAAATGTGTAATTATGCCGTTATCTACGACCATTGCATAACGCCAGCTTCTGCATCCAAAACCACGTGCAGTAAAACAGGCAAGCATATCTAATCCTTCGGTAAATTCTGCATTACCATCTGGAATAACTTTTACATTTTCTATACCTTGATCAATAGCCCATTTATTCATTACAAAACTGTCATTTACACTAATGCAATATATTTCATCAACACCCTTGTCATAGAATGTTTTTGCATTGTTTTCAAAGCCAGGTAACTGATATGTGCTACATGTTGGTGTAAATGCACCTGGTAGTGAAAACACTACAACTTTTTTATTTTTGAAATAATCATCTGTTGTAAAATCTTGCCAACGAAATGGATTATCTCCGCCAATGCTTTCATCTCGCACTCTCACACGAAATGTTACTTGAGGCACTGTATTACCAATTTTGCTCATATTGAGTCTCCTTTTAAATTTTGGAACAATTATATTTATGTTTAAAGATTAAGTAAATTGCTAAATACAAACATGTTAGAAGATCAAGCAATAGATTATTATAATTTAATTGAACCACTACTTGCAATAATAATAGTAGGTGTAATAGGTCTATGGATTAAAACATTTATAGAAGACTTGGTAGCAAGTATCAGATGGAAAATTAAACCAGGATTTGAACCAGGAGATGAATGTTTTCTTGACGGAGAGAAAGCTACCATAGTAAGTATTGGATATAGAGAAACTATATTTGAAATTGACAACGGCCGTGGAAAAGTATGGCGCTATGTTGATAACAAACGCATACCAGCTATTAGACTGGAGAGAATAATTGCAAAAAAAGATTGATTTAGAATTAGCAAAAATTTGCGCTGAATTTTGTGAACAAGCATACAAAGGACCAGAAGAGTTCAAAAAGTTTTTGTTTACACGTGTTATCATGCATACACAACTAAAATTCTTTGACAATGACGGTGCTCAAGCATACGGTATTGTTATGCCTGATCAAGTTGCAATTATTTTTAGAGGAACAGAACCAGGCGAGCTAAGTGATATATTAGCAGACATAAAAGCATGGAGATCAGACTCGGATACTGTTGGAGAAGTTCATGCAGGATTTAAAGGCGAACTTGATAAAATTAGTCCCGATATTAATAAATGGATTCAACAATTCGAAGGCACTAAACTTGTAATTACTGGTCATAGTTTAGGTGCCGCAATGGCTACACTATTTGCTGCAAGACTAAACAAACGTGGAGGTGATGTTGTGCTTTACACATATGGTAGTCCACGTGCTGGCAACATAGAATGGTCAAGGCAGTTTGAAAATATCGAAGCATATAGATTTGTAAACACAAATGACATAGTATGCACAGTTCCTCCATTTGGATTTTACACACATGTAGGTGAACTACACTATATGAGTTACAAAGGAATTATACTAACAAAAACATCATGGTGGCAAAGAATGGGTGATAAACTCAGAGGCAGATTACGTGCTTGGCAAAAACGTCAGTTGTTTAGTGGTATATACGATCATATGGGATCAAGATATATTAAGAAAATCAAGCAACAATAATTTCTTGATCAGTTTCTCCATGTTTCCAAATACCATCTAATTGTTTAATTACACATTTATTATTGTATTGACTTACAGTGGAATCTAATTGATCTTGACTACCAACCATACTAGCAGGAATAGCACTATAACAAGGTAATGGATTTTTTTCCATTGCTAACATCATCATGTGTTGTATACCATTGTATCTCCAATTGTAACCTATTCTATCATCAATACCTCTAGCAAATCCATCATATCTAATTGCATCCCAAAAAGTAAAACGTATACTTTCACCATCTGCTTCAATGACTTCGTTGTTGTCTACACCTATGATATCATTTTTTTCATCTACAATCACAGCATGTCCATCAAGCACTGTTTTCTGTCCTTGTGCTAAATTAATAAATTGTTCATCCCAACATTCCCAACCTTCTATTACTTCGCCAGTTTTATTTCGATAACTTACAACATCTTCGTCAATGATAATGTTTACTCTTAGTCCTTTACTAATAGGTTGAACACATGCTGGAAAGTTTTGATAATTTGATACATCAGCAACACTACATGTTCTAATAGGATATTCCATAATTAAATTTTCCCAAACACTGTTAATAGTTGATATTTCTAAACCTAAGTCTAAATCTTGTCTCACTAAATCTAAAAACAACGGTGCTTCAACATCATCAATATGTTGTAAAGCCATATTACAACTAAATCTTCTTTCTTTTGCATCAAGTTTATTTGCTACTATATCATCTACAATATGCAAAAATTTACTTATACCCATTCCAAACTTTTTACCAGACTTTGTAGTTTGAAAATCTTGCATTTTTAAATTGATCCAAGGATTGTAAGCAATACTTACAATACGTTCTAACATCATTTCTTTTTTGTATTTGGCTAGCAACTCACGCTTCTCTGACTGATCAGTCATAGATTGCAAGTTTTTAACTATTGTTGAAATTAAATGTGTTTTGCCCATACAATTATTTATCTAATTAAAATAGCTGTTAATTAGTGATATTGATAATATATATGGTTAACTAGGTTATATAACCTTTTAAATATACATAGTAAATGAGGAGAAGTTCAGAATGGTAGATCCAGTAAGCGCCATAGGTCTGGCCACGGCCGCCTATAAAGGCATAAAAGCAGCTATCAGCACAGGTAAAGACTTACACGATATGGCAAGCACATTAAATCAATGGGCAACAAGTATGAGCGATCTAGACTTTGCTCATAGACAAGCAGAAAATCCACCAATGTTTAAAAAACTATTTGGTGCAAGTAAAGTAGAACAAAATGCTTTAGAAGTCTGGGGTCATAAACAGAAAGCAAAAGAAATGCGTGAAGAATTACGTTCACATATTAGTTTGTTTTATGGACCGTCTGCTTGGAAGGAAATTGTGCAAATAGAATCACAAATGCGTAAACAACGCAAAGCAGCAGTGTATGCTGCAGAAGAAAGAAAACAAAAAATTCTAGAATGGACTATAGGTGGTTTACTTTTCCTAGCAATGGCAGGTATCATTACTTTAATAGTATGGCTAGTAGGTAAAGGACAAGGAAGATGGTAATAAAATAAAAGAGCAGTAGAAATACTGCTCTTTTTATATTATACTATTGGACTTTTTTGATTTCCATCATACACCTTTTCGATTCCTCGTGGTAACCAGCTCTTGCGAGCTCCGCTGCCGCTCTCGAGTAACCAGCTATCTGCGTATAACGGTCTAGAGCATGCCACAATCCAGACAATGGTGAAAATACATAATTTTGAACTAAAGCTGTCATTATACCCACCCCTTTATGTTATCATTTGCTTCAACAGGTTCAACTTCTTCCATTACTGGTTTTGGTAAACAAGTGTTAGCAATATGACGAATCTCACCACGTGAAATACCAATATCAGCAAGCTCACCGTTAGTAAGTGCTGATAATTCATTTATTGTTTCTCGCACT